TGCTCGGCCAGCTTCACTTGAACACGTAAGGGGAAACCACATGCAACAACCCATGGAAAAGATCGAACGGGCGACAAGCAACTTCGCCGAGGCCCGGACTGCACTGGCGGACCTGATCATGTCGCTGCAAAACGAAATCGAAGCCGCCAAGCGTATCAACCTGCCGGCGATCAGGAAGGCGGTCGCGCGCGCGGCTGAGCGCAAGCAGGTGCTGACCGAACTGCTGAACGATAACCGTCCGCTGTTCGAGAAGCCGAAGACGCGCGTCCTGCACGGCGTGAAGGTCGGTTTCCAGAAACAGCCCGGCTCCATCGAGATCGCCGACGAGGAAGCGACGCTGGCGCGCATCAAGAAAATGTTTGGCGACCAGGAGGACATGCTGGCGCAGTTGATCAAGACCACCGAAAAGCCGATCAAGGACGCCCTGGGCGAACTGTCCGGCGACCAGTTGAAGAAGCTGGGCGTCAAGGTCACCGACGACACCGACAAGGTGGTGATCAAGCCGGCAGACAGCGAAGTGGACAAGATCGTGGACGCTCTGCTCAAAGGCACGGAGGACGGGGAATGACCACGATTCTCCTGGACTTCAAGGCGCAGTTTGCCGCCCTCGTGGAGTCCGGCCTAAAGCCGCACACAATCCGTGCTTTGCGAGCAGACGGCCGGGATCCGCTGCCGGGCGATACGCTCCACCTGTACACCGGCCTACGCACCAAGGCGGCCCGGCTGCTGCGCCGCGAGCCGTGCCAGTACACGGTCGAGGTCACGATCCAGCCGAGCGCCGGCAACGTGCATCACGTCCTGCTCGGCGGCAAACCGCTCGACCAGCACGATATCGAGGTGCTGGCTACCGTTGACGGCTTCCAAGGCGCCACCGAGTTCGTCCAGTTCTTCGAGAAAACCTACGGCCTGCCGTTCACCGGCCTACTGATCGGCTGGGAGCCGATGCCGGTTTATGTCACGAGGCACTGAAATGAGCTATCCAGCATGGGGGACATCGCCCATCAAATGCGCCAAGCGCAAGTGCGGCTGGACTGGCACTGAGAAGGATCTCAAGCAGGTCCCTCACGCCAAATTCAAAAATGCTACGCAGAGCGCTTGCCCGAAATGTGGATGCACTGCGTACTACTTTGCAGAGAACGGGAAGTAAGCATGAAGCCGGAAACAGCCACCAAAATCCGCGAGCGCGAGATCCGCCTGATCCACGTCGCCAAGCGCGAGCTGCAACTCGACGACGACACCTACCGCGCGATGTTGTGGTCGATCGCCCGCGTGAAGTCCTCGAAGGATCTGGACTTCACCGGCCGTAAGAAGGTGCTCGACCATCTGAAGGCGCGTGGCTTCAAGGTCAAGAGCAGCCCGGCCAACAAGAACGCTCATGACGCCGAATACCGCAAGGTTCGCGTTCTGTGGACAAAGCTCCATGCGGCCGGCGCCGTGGAGCACGACAGCGACGATGCGGTGCGCGCCTACGTCAAGCGCATGACGAAGGTCGACGATTTCAAGTTCCTGAACAGCTCGCAGTCCCGTACGGTGATCGAGGGCCTGAAAAAGTGGATCCAGCGCGTGGAGCGGGAAACCTCGCGCGCAGAAGCTGTAACCCTGTAGACGGAGGAAACCTATGTCCAGCACCCTGATCCTTGACGACGCCTACCCGGAAGTGTTGGCCGATATCGCACGCGAGATCCACGCGCGGCTGATGGACCACCCGATGGCCAAGCTGGACCATCCGACCGCCGCCGAGATCGCCCTGGGCGTCGCAGAACACGTGCGCAAGAACATCGGCGGCGTGGCCACCTACATCCCGCGCGGAATCGGTTACGAGCTATCGGTGCGCGATCGGGAGATGTTCCAGAAGTTCAACGGCAACAACTATCACGAACTGGCCCGCGAGTACGGCCTGACCGAGATGCGCGTGCGCCAGATCATGGACCATGTTTTGCGCATCGAGCGCGCGAAGCGGCAACAGAGCCTTTTTGACGCCGCGTAAAATCGGCCCGCTAAGGCCCTCCGGCCACCAACCCACTACGAAGACGCGCGGAAGTCGATTAAAACGCCCCTGAGGCGTTTATAAACGAAACTAAACCGGCCCGCGCCCTGTTGCTTCCCATCACTTCCCGGCTTTCCGGCGAAACCCCGAAAATCTCCCAGAAATTCCCAGGCTGGGCCGCCTGCGTGGTCCCGGCTGCAAATACTAAAGCGCTTTAGTTATTCCGACTTCGCGCGACGGCAATACTTCGGGCATGGATACCACACAGCCCAAGGCGCTCAAGCCGATTGAAATCTTCAAGCCCGGCAGCTTCGTTGCGATGAACGGCCAGACGTACAAGTTCACGGCCGATCAAGTGAAGGAGCTGGCGGAAACCTACAACCCCGAATTTGCGGATGCCCCGTTCGTCGTCGGCCACCCGAAGGTGACCGCGCCGCGCTACGGCCATGCCGGCAAGCTGTTCGTGAACGAGGCCGGCGTGTTGTGTGCCGAGCCGGGTCACGTGGTGCCGGAGTTTGCCGAGGCGGTCAATGCAGGTCACTTCCCGAAGGTGTCCGCGTCAATCTACCTGCCGGACGCACCGGGCAATCCGACGCCCGGCAAGCACTACCTGCGTCACATCGGATTCCTCGGCGGTCAAGCGCCAGCCGTCAAGGGCCTGAAGTCGGTGGAGTTCGCCGGCAGCGACGAAGGCATTGCCGACTTCGCGTATGAGGATCGCCTGGTCGTTCGGCTGTTCCGCCGGCTGCGCGATTGGATCGTCGCCAAAGAAGGTGCAGAAGCCGCACAGGAAGTGATTTCTGATTACGACCTCGACTACCTCGCCGAGAACGCCGTCCGCGAAGAGATGCAGGACGCGAACGCGGTGCCCGAATTTTCCAGCCCCAACCCCAAACAGGAGGATGCATTGAACACCGCAGAACAACTCGCAATTCGCGAGGCGGCTCTGACCGCCGAAAAGCAACAGCTTGACCAGCGCGCTGCCGCACTGGCCGTCCAGGAAGCCAAAGTGAAGAAGTCGGGCTTCGTCGAATTCGCCGAGGGCCTCGTCAAGGAAGGCAAGCTGCTGCCGGCGCAAACGGCATCCGTGGTCGAGATCATGGTACAGCTCGACAGCGCCAACAAGGTGGCGGACTTCGCTGAAGGCGACGCTAATCACGGCAAGACCGGCGCGGAACTGTTCCAGGCATTCTTGTCCGCCCAGCCCAAGCAGGTCGAGTACGGCCGCGTGACGCAGCCGAGCGGTAAGGCCGGCGCGGCGGTGGACTTTGCGGCCCCGGAGGGCATGCAGGTCGACCAGGAAGGGCTGGAGACGCTGGCAAAGGCGCAAGCCTATATGAAAGAACATCCGGGCACCGACCTCATTAACGCGGTCAAGGCGGTGGAAGCGGCTTAATCCCGTATCACCCGAATCCATTTTCAATTTCAGGAGAAAGACATGAGCAAACAAGGTATCTCGCTGTTGACCCTCAAGGTCGTTGCTGCCGGTGCGCTGAGCGCGAATCGCGCAGTTACGGCGGCTGGCGCCCATGCGGCCACCGACGTGTACGGCGTCACGGCTGCTGCGGCATCCGCTGCTGGCGAGGTTGTTCCCGTGGACGTGGTCGGCGCGGTGCCGATCGAAGCAGGTGCCGCGATCGCGGCCGGCACCAAGTACGTTATCGCCGATGCCCAGGGGCGAGCGATTGTCGGCGGCACCGTCGATGCTTGTCTTGGCAAGCTGGTGCCCGGCCAGTCTGCGTCCGCTGCCGGTGAGTTCGTGCAGGTCGTTTTGTCCCTGACCGTCTAACCGCCGGACACAACCATTCACCCAACTTACTGAGAATAGGAGATCCCTCTCATGATGAACGGCAAACAAGCACGGGTCATTGACCCGATCCTTACCACCTTCGTTCGCGGCTACACCAACAACGAATTCGTCGGCCACCTCTTGTTCCCGGAAGTGCCTGTGCCGGCCGCCGGTGGCCAGGTGATCGAGTTCGGCAAGGAAGGCTTTCTGCTGTATGACACGCAGCGTGCTCCGGGCGGCGCAACCGCGCGTATGGAATTCGGCTACCTCGGCAAACCGTATGCCTGCGAAAACCATGCTCTGGAAGCCTTGGTGCCGGATGAAATCGGCCGCGACGCAAGCGTGGTGCCCGGCATTGATCTTGCCAAAGAGGCGGTCGGTTTTGTCTTCGACTCCATGCAGTTGAAGCTGGAATATCAGCGCGCTGCTGTGGCACGCAATGCTGCGGCGTATGACGCTGCCAACAAAACCGCGCTTTCTGGTGCCGCCCTGTGGAGCGCTACCACTTCGACGCCGAAGGCAGACGTGCAGGCAGCCCGCGCAGCGATCCGCGCCCAGACCGGCAAGTATCCGAACGTGATGATCCTTCCGCCGGGCGGCGTGTACAAGCTCAGCCAGCATCCGACCATCCGCGACCAGTTCAAGTACACCAGCGCGGACTCCATCACAGCCGCCATGTTGGCGAAGTATTTCGAAGTCGAGACTGTGGTGGAAGGCAACGCCGTCTATGCCACATCGGCAACCGGCGCCATGATCGACGTCTGGGGCAACGACGTGATTCTGGCTTACGTGCCGAAGAACTTCCGTTCGCAGCGTGCCCCGTCGTATGGCTATTGCTACTGCCTGGCAGGGCACCCGAACGTGAAGACCCCGTATCGCGACGAAAACCGCGAGTCGTGGGTATATGGCGTCAAGCATGAGCGTGCCCCGGTGATTGCTGGTGCAGGCGCTGGATACCTGATCCAAAACGCGTTCTAACAAGGCAAGTCGTACCCTATAAACCCCGCGAAGCGAAGTAGCCCGGAGGCCCCAATTGAGGGGCCTCCGTGGGGCTAGATTAACGAGGAAACCATCATGGCAAAGAAGAATTACATCGTCGTAACGCCGCTACGTACAGGCAACGATGAAGAAGGTAAGCCCCAAGTTGTTGAGCCGGGCAAGTCGGTGACGCTGGACGAAAAAGACGCGAAGCCGTTGCTCGACGTTGGCGCGATCCGTGAGCCGGACGTCATTGAAGACGACAAAAAAGGCAGCGCCAAGAAGTAACAGAAACACCTCCACGTGATATGCCGCGCACGGTCCGAAGCGCGGGGAAGGACGTGAGGCGCTGGGCAGCCGCAAGGCAAATAGCGCCTCGCACGATTTCAGTTCTCAACCCTCCACAGATTGCCAACCATGCCATACGCCACCGCCCAGGACATGATCGATGAATTCGGCATCCGCGAGATGCAGATCATCGGCGACCCGGACGGCACCGGCAGCATCGTGACGGCACGCGTTGAGAACGCACTGAGCAAGGCGTCCGAGCAGATTGATTTCTTTGCCGGTCAGCGTTGCTCGCTGCCGCTGGTTATCACCTCGCCATCGGTGGCGACCTTCCTGAAGCAGCTTTGCATGGACATCGCCCGCTACCGCCTGACCGGCTCCAGCGGGATTACCGCCACCGATGAGGTTAAGGACCGGTACAAAGAGGCGGACGCGAAGCTTCAGTCCATTGCGTGCGGGAAGATCCTGCTCACTGATCCTACGGCGGGCGGTGCCGGCAATGCCGGCGGACTGCAGCCGGAGAACCTGACCGCAGGCGAGGCGTCGTTCGATGCCGCCGATCGCATCTTTACACGCGATTCCCTGCGTGACTTCACAGGTCGCCTGAAGTGATCGCCCAGCTCGAAGACGCCATCATCGCCCGCATCAAGGCCGCCCAGGACGCGGCGCTGTGGCCGTACAAGCTGCTGACCATCGAGAACTACGCCGGCCAGATCGACGAGGAAAAGCAGTCGACCTTCCGCTTTCCTGCCGTCTTCGCCTCATTCGTCCGATGGAAGCGCAAGGTGCAGACTGGCGAGCGCGGCCGGATCATCACCGTCGACCTCATGCTGTACGTCGCTGCACGCAACCCGCGAAACGAGCGCGCCACACGTCATGGCGACATGCACGAGCCGGGTAGCTATCAGATCGCCGAGGATATGATCGCGCTCCTGGAGAACCAATGCCTGGGCATGCCGATGGTGCAGCCGCTGACTTCGAACGGCATCGAGACAATCTTTGTCGGCCGCAAGGCGGACGGTGCCAAGGCGGAAAGCGTCCTGGCATTGCCGTTCGAGTGCGACTTCGGCTGGCAGGCCGCGCTGCCCGAGTGCGCCAATGTCAGTCCCGATGACTGGCTCAAGACTGGTCAGACCTTCTATCTACCCGAAGACGACGATCCCGATCTGGCGGCCGTCACTCAGCACGCAGCCCCGTAACTCCTCCCCTCCATCACCGCCTCGGTTCGCCGGGGCGCGTCGCATTTGCGGCAACGCCTGCAAATACTAAAGCGCTTTAGTCATGATCCCCGCGCGCGCGCAAGCAGAATGCAATTTCCAATCGTTGATTGTTTTCTGACGCGCGCCGCACGCTTTTGCGGTGGCTTCCATAAAGGACACACCGTATGAAACTGATTTACGTAAAAGCCGCTGCCGGTATGAAGATGCCGCGCGAAGGCAATCCTCGCAGCTACATCACCGACAGCGAGCCGGTCCAGGTCGAGGGGTCACACTACTACCGCAAGGCGATCGCGGACGGCGATCTGGTCGAACTGACCGAAAAGGAATGGGACGCGCACCAGGCAGCGCTGGAAGCGACCGCAACGGCAGCGTCAGAAGCCGCGAAAGACGCACCGCGCGGCGGCAAGAAGTAACCGGCGCGGTTTCCGCATTCAAACATCCTTTCTTGGAGCGAAATACAGACCATGTCCTCAGCCAACATTCAATTTGAAAAAATCGGATCGAGCATCCGCA